GCGCGGTCTGCCAGTATCCTTTTTCCAACTCCTCGATGCTGCGGTACTTATTCGCATAGAGCTTGTTCTCCGGGGTGACCGGCGACTGCTCATCAGGGGTGTCCTGATTCTCGTCAGCAGGGATGTCCTGCGCCATCGTCAATCCTCCAAGTCCCTAGGAACTGGTGAGAGGCGTCGCCCCGGGATGTCCGGGCCTAGCTCCTCACTCTCATCCCCCACACCACCATCACTATCCACCTGTTCAGCATCATACGCCCCTACCAGCTGGCCTGGCAAGCGGAGCATCTCGTTCTTGGCACGAATCATGCCACGCAGATACTGAACACGCGACTCCGGGGTGTCCGGACTCGCCAGATCCAACAGGTCCTGCTGCAGCTCAGCCGCCAGCGCTGCGCTGTACCAGCGCCAAAAGTCGCCTCCCAGGCCCATGCGGATCATTTCAATCCGATCCCGCCTCAGCTCATCATCAGTGCGGGTTTCGATCTCATCCATTCTGGGAACTCCCTCCTAGTTCCGGGTTTCCAACTACCCCACTCAGGACTGGACTCAGGCCAACAGCGGCCTCTCCGCCGCCCTGGGGTGCACCATTCCCATTTCCTGGCGCCTGAGCCCCCTGGATCGCCTGAGCAACCGCCAGAACCGCGAGCGGGTTCGTGTTCAGCATCTCGTCCACGTTCTGGATGTCAAAGGTCTTGAACAGCTGCCTGAAGAACACCATCCAGTTCACGCTCGCTGCCGCAATGGGGTTGGTCTGCAGCGCCTGCAGCAGCAAGATCATGTTCTGCTGCCTAGCCTGCGTTCCCAGCTGTCGCGTCGCTCCCACTGCGCGGACATCGTAATCCGGCAACATGTCATTGACCTGGATTTCCGTGGGCTGATGCATGGGGTCGATTGGCATCAGCGTCAGCGGATCCAGCACCGCATCCGCTCCGATCATGCGGATGGTCTGTGGGAATGGCAGGAACTGCCGATTCATCGCCACAAACCGCCGTCCCAGCGGTTCCATCCACTGCTTCTCCGCCATCCGGACCTCTGCCAGAATCCGCCGACTCGCACTCTCCTGGCGACCCAGGAACTCACGCGCAGTCTGCCGATCGCTGCCACCACTGCTCAGCCCCTGAACCGCATCGTCGATAATCCCAGTTCCTTGCTGAATCCACTGACTCTGCTGCTGCAGCTCGGCATACGCATGCTGCATCTTCCCCAGGTCCGGGATCAGCGGCTGGATCATGTCCGGCCCGATCTCGCGGTCCGCCCACAGCACCTTTCCTGGCCGAAGCCGCATGTTCCTGGGATCCAGCCCTGACCGCTTGCTGGCCAACCATACCGGGTCTAGGTTCAGATCCAGCGCATCGAGCTTCTGATTTGCAATGCGGTTACTGGCGTACTGCAGCTTCGCCGCGATCTCCACCTTGCCTGGGGCATGCAGATAGTGCGGATCCGGCGTCGGAGTGTGGTAGCCGAACGGGATCTCGCGGTCGTAGTACGGATTAGGCCGCGAGCGCAGCAAATGGCGCCTGTTCGCCACGGTAATAACCCTGGAGGTCTCGCCATCGGGCGCTAGGTCTCGGGGAACTCGGCCCCAGAACTCCAAAATCTCCACTGGCCGCGAGAACTGGTCCAGCTTCACATCCTTCTCGTCCGCAGTGGCAGTGGCGATGTTGCGCCTCCACGCCAGCGCCTCGGTCAATGGCCTAGCCATGCCGGGACTGTAGGTCAGATCCTGAACTCCCTCCCGGTCGAAGAAATCCATCTCCGCCTGAACCGCGATGTCCTCCAGCTCCATCCAGTACCGATGAACCACCCAGGGCATATCGTCCATGGAGCTGAAACCTGGTGCTGGGAAGATGTCCACCACATCAATGGGCTCCCAGTCTGGACCATTGAACTTAGTGTACGGGCGTGTTTCGCTGGTCTCACCGCTTCCCAGGTCGAAGCGAATCGTGGTCTCGCCCTCATCCACTCGCCAGTACCAGCGATACCAGGCGGTGCCGTACACATCCGCCTGGGTCAGGAACTTGATTCCCTTCTCATAGGTCTTACTGTCCTCAAGCTGACGATTGACCAGCGTTTCCTGGCGACGCGCAACCGCCATGTCTTCAGGCCCACCGGCCAGCATGGTGATGTAGGGGAAGTTCAACAGCATCGCAGCCTTCTGGGCCACGGAGCTTTGCACCGCTGCATACAGCAACGGCAGTGTCACGTTGTTCCGGAACGGATGGAACTTGGACTGGTAGACCTGGCGCCACAGGTCGTAGAACCGCGCCATTCGCCGGAACTGGGAGCTGAACGTGGACTCCGAATGCTGGTAGCGGCTGGCAACTAGGTTCACTAGCTGCTCCTGCTTACCCCTCGAAGTCCGCTCCCTCTTTACCTCTTGCGGATGAGCCATCTGTGCTCTCCTCCTGGAACGGCTTCATGAGCCTGGCGCCAGTGTAAATGATTCCCAGATCCATGTCTGTTCCGTCCGTAATGCCTAGATCTCGGCGATTCGCCACGAACTGTGGATAACCGCTTTCTGCGAACGATTTGCCCCCCAGCGTCTGCTCGCCCTTGATGAAGTAGAGAAAGGTGTTGCGGTTCCAGTACGTCACATGCGTTGGATCCTGCCAGGCTCCGCGCCCATCGGTGCTCGGAACCAAGATCTCCACGACCGCTCCGGGCTGCATGATTCTGTAAATCTCGCTCATGACCGCTGCAATGTTCAACTGTCCCATCGACGGTCCCAGCGGAGCCAGGTGTTCCAGCACGTTGCTGGCATGAATCGCCTCGATGCTGTTGTCCGGCCACGGCCATGGCAGACGGTTCAAATCCACGACCTCATCCACTGAATCGCCCTCGTCATCAGGCTGAATGTCCACACCCCAGAATCCCAGCTTTCTGCCTCCACAGCTTCCGAGATGCAGCTTTTTCGGCTTCTCAGCCATCGCGTTCCACCCTTTCTCCTATCTGAACCTGCTGGCCATCAGGACCAATGACGTAACCAAATTTCCTGATGAACTGGTAAAGGTCGCGCAGCAGCTTCACGTCCCTCACGCAATACTGCGCCACCTCGCACCATCGTCCTTCCCTCAACTTCGCCGGGGCCACAGCCCCTTCATCCACTCCCAGCTTCGTCTGACCAATCGTCCTCCTCGCCACTTCCCCGAGCTTCCAGCTTCCTGGAGGATCGTTGTAGTCACGTCGCACTTCCCGGATGGCCAACCACAGGTCCGTTTCATTGGGGATGTACAACCGCCGTCCAAGCGCTGCATCCAGAACCAGGTGGTCGTATGAGACCCCGTTGTAGCTGACCACTTCGTGCGCATGTTCCAAACGCGAGGCCAACGCTTCCAACTGCCTGCCATCGTAAAACTCCCATTCGTCCCAGTCCTCGTCGTACACAACTGCCAGACCAATCCCGGCCCTCAGCTTGTAGTCCATCCAACTTTCTTGCTCGTCCTTACTTTGCTGCGCTTCAGTATCCCAGTAGATCCGGCCCACGCGCCACCGCCCTTTCAACACACTCCGCACACCGAACCAGCTGGGGTTTTGGATACCACACTGGCCACTTGTTGCTGGTCATTGCTCCGCAGTCGCAACAAAAGGTCATATAGGTCTCATGCCCATCCCGTTTTTCGAGACCACAACACTTCCTGCTCTCGCTCGACGTCTGCGTCATACGCTGCCAACACCCCCTGGTCGCTGATCAAGTGCAACGGTCCTTGAAGCTCCTCGTCCATGGGTCGCACGGGCGGAGCCGGTTGGCCAAACCGTGCTCCCGAGATCTCTGGGGCATAGATTTCCTCATAAAAAACGTCCGTCGCAGCATCCGCCATGTCGTCCTTGGCGCTGACACCAATGCGCAACATCTCAGTGATCAGCACCTCCAACCCCGGGGCGTTGCGAACCAGCCAAACCCGGTTGTTATTCCAATACCCCGCAGCCCAACGGATGCGCGTTTCCTTCACCTTACCTGCCCGGTTGATCGGGTAGCACGGCGGGCAAATGGCCTTGTACTCGGCAAAGTGGTTCCAAAAGGTCTGTTCCAGTTCCTCAGCGCTCATTCCGCCCGTAGGCTTGTCAAAGGTGATGCCACGAATGTGCCCGCCCTGCTGCTTGACCCGCTGACACACCCCGACCAGCACGTCAAAGAACTCTGCTGGGTTCCAGGTATTGGACCGGTAGCCTTCCAGGTAGTAAACCTCGCCGCTACCGTCCACCGCGTGACCCCACAGCTGGATCACGCTGTAGTCGCCCTTGCCCACCGCGCTGCGGTCCTTCCAGGCGATGTCGCAGTGGACGCTGAAGTCCAGGTTCTTTGGCACATCCTTGGGATCCACGATCAGCTGCTGGATCTTGGCCCTGGTCAGCGGCATGTGGGCGCCCTCGCCAGGGCAGTTCATCATCTGAGCCTGGAAGTCCATGGGGTTTTTGCGCTCATAGTTCAGCAACCACTGGTCCGACACCGCCTCTGGCAGCACACTCCGCCCCTCAGCATCCCGGGCTTGCAAGAAAAACAGATTCCACTGCCCCGCATTGCCCTTCAGCAAGGTCTCCAAGTCCTCGGGCTGGTGGCCAGTGCAGTCAATAATCCCCTCGTCCCGCAAATAAGTCCCAAGCCAGTCGGTGTCGTGGTAGCGCGTCGCAGTCGCAACCAACAACCCATCTGTCTGGAGCGCTGGAATCATGGCATCCATGTGGCGGTTCACCTTATCCAACCACGCCAGGCCCTCGACCAGCTTTTCCTGCACAATCGGATCATCAATAAACAGCCCATCGGGGTGCTTTCCCGTAATGCCCTTTTCGACGCTGGAGCAAATGATGCTGGTCGCCTCCGCCCCGATGTCGTGGCGGTGCGCATGGATCAGCTTGTCCTGCTGCCACACCCGCCTGGGATCCCGCCAGGTGCCAAACAGATGTGTAAACCGCGCATTGGGATCACTGCCATCCATGACGTGCTTGATGGCCTGCAGAAACTCCCAGGACTTTTCCTTGGTCACGCTGTCGATGATGGTGCTGAGATCGGGGTCCTGGAGGTGCAGCCAGAGCTGTGCGGCTTTTGTGACCAGCGTGGTTTTGCCGAATCCTCGGGGCCAAATGACCATGAGCTTCTTGGGAGTGCTGCGCAGGTGCCGAGTCTGGAGCCAATCCTCCAAATGGCCCTGAAGCCAATCGCACAGCGGGCGGTGGATCCGCTGTGTCAGCCACCGCTTATGGGGATGGCGCTGCATGTACTGCCGAATGCCGAAGGCGTAGTTGACGAAATACCACAGGCTCGTCCGGGCAGCATGGCGCGCCAGGACGATTTCTGCTTCTTGGTCGTACTGCAGCTTCATCGTATATCCATCAGCTTCTCACCCAGCGGCATGCTCCTGACAGGCGGTCTCTGCCATACCTTCCCTGC